AACAATAAAAGTAAGAACTACACTTGCCATATGTCTATTTTAATGTGTCTACCATTTCACTTTATGTGACCAATAACGTGCTGACATCTTGCTTGGACTACTGTCCTGTGCATCATGCCTTGCATAGTAAGACTTCTTACGTGCTTTATCTTTTGCACTCTTTGGATTCTTACCTGCTCCCTTAACTCCTTGTTGTCCAAATCTTATTATTTTCTCTTCTCCTTTATCACAGGCTTTCACCACGTGAGATTTAGTCTTATGGCTAGGAGTTTTCTTAGGCTTGTTGCACTTTAAATGCTTTGTAGCCAATCGTTTTGCTTTAGCTCTGTCAGCCATAGCTATGCTTGAAAACCTGGGTACATATTTGTTAAACGCATCTTCTCTGAGTCGTATGCTCCAGGTTGATTTCTTTGTATATTGCGTAAGCTATCTTGTAAAAAATTCTTTTCCCAAGCTCCTACTTTTGCCCAAGGAGTGACAGCCATCAGAGTCCCATCTAATGTTGACGTACCGAAGACAGAAGAAACTTCATCACCTGCCATTCTTTCTCTGTTTCTCCTTTCTTTAGGAGTCCTGTAATCGCTTGTTCTTTCTGTTGTAGAGTCATCTGAAGCTTCTTTACCAGCTAATTTATCAACAAAAGCTTTAATCCGGCTAACGATAGGATCTGACTCACCTCTAGCGTCTCTAGCTTGTTTCTGAGCTTTTCTTTTAGCAGTTATAGATGCACCTGCTGAACCCATTTTATTTCCACCTCCTATTTTTCTCCACTGTTGATGTGGGTCATCACTACTCCCAAAAGCTCTAAGATAATCTTCTGGTGTTGAGGCTCTATTAGATCTCATTGCCTGCTCTAAAGTAGCGCCTTCTGCTAATTGCCGAGCATACATTTTTTCGTATAAGGCTCTATCTGTAGTCATATCTATACCTTAATAACTCCATCTCTTAACTTCTGTCTTATGTTATTACTCACCTCCCCTCTTAAAGAATTATCTCCTGGTGCATTAACATTTTCTGCTATCTGATCTCCCATGTAAAGCTCAGGATTCATCTTCGCTATGTACTTACCTAGAAAGTCTTCCTCAGTTTGAGACCCATCCGATGGAGAATTCATTTGCTATAGGAGGTTTTGATTTATCAATGGAGGTTATCTTAAAAGATGACGCTTTAATGTCCATCCAAGTTTTTATTTTACCAAGCCTTTTCTCGCAGTAATTGGGGTTCTTCAATACGTACCAATCATCCAATTGTTGTGAGCCTTTTTCTCTATTACAAGAAGAGCAGCAACAACACATATTTGATTTAACATTATGACCACCTTTTGACTTAGGTACAATATGGTCAATCGTAGCCGTATTATCTGTTAAAGATTTACTGCAGTAAGCACATTCCCACTCCCATTCTTCAAATATTTTTATCCTAAATTGTTTTCTGGCATTACTTGGAGATAAAACAATTAGGTTTGCTAAAAGATCTTCCTCGCAATAAAACACTTTTATTTATCGCATTAAAAAAACTTTATGCTGCATATACTTACGTTTCGTATGAATCAACCATTTCTATAGATTCTCTTTCATTGTAATCACTATCTGAATCCTCTAATAACCTCAATAAATAATAGTGAATCTTACCTGTAACCCACTTCATGTCATCTTCATTTACATCAGAAATTATCGCTTGAATAGATAATTCTTTAGAAGAGAATCGTATATGTTCTGCTAGTAATTGTAAGGCTCGACGTCTATTTTCTGTCAACTCAGTAAACATTGCTTTAAGGAATCATAATAATTGTTTAAGCAACATCAGTTTCCTCAGTTACAACAGGAGTTTCTTGTTGTTGTTTTTGAATCTCTGCAAATTCAAGAGCACCGAGTACCTTTAGATATTGTTCTTTAAGTCTAGACAACTGTGACTCAGTTTGCCTAATGTTATCTTCTAGTTGTTGTTTCTGATCAACTAATTGCTCAGATAAAGACTTTGCTACAGCTTGTTCGTCTGCCATTTGAAAAAATATGATTACTTAAAGTATAACTAACTAATCTCGATTTAACATTTTTTTAGCAACCTTCTATAGCTTTAGCTATATCTCCTCCAAGATTAGCTCCTGTTTTTTGACCAAACATTGTTGCCCACCCTCCAGCAACCCAACCAATGATAGGTATATTTGAAAGTGCAGGTGCAGCTTGAGCACCTACAGAAGCGCCTATAACTCCTCCTGTAGAGCCTCCAGCACCCTCTGCTTTAATACAGGCAATTTCCTTAGCAGTAAGTTTAGAGGCATCGTCTCCGCCATCTAGGTGAACTTTGCCATTCATTGTGTACTCTTCATACAACTGCACTGTTGTAGGTTCCTTATTAAATAATCCACCAGGCTTAACTACATCCTCTGTTTTTATCATTACCTTTGGATCATTAGCATTATATCTAATTTTATAACCATTTTTTGTAGCCTCCATCTCGTATGACGTATAGCTACCAACTGGAAAATCAACAACAGGTAGGTTTCCTTTACCTATTAATGCACCCATTAAGCCTATATTTGAGACGCCTAAAATGGCACCTAATCCAAGAGCCGTCCAATTCATGTTGCTCTGCCTGTACATTCAGTAACTAGGAGTTGAGAGAGGTCTTATTGTCCACTGTAGTAATTTTAATAGGCGCTTGCTCAATTCGCAAGGTCTGCGTTGGACCAACTTGAGACATCTTTTCAATTAAGCGTTCAAAATCTGCTCTACTAATATCACCTAAACCACCCTTTTTCTTGTCATCCATCTTCATTGTTCCATCACCTTTTTTACTTGCTGTCTGAAGTCCAAAACTCGCGAGAGCCCCTGTAAATACTGAGGCTACAAAAGTTATATCTTTAGGAGATTGTTGCCCCATTCCTGGTATTTCGATGTAATTTAATGAAATGATAAATCCGGACCAAACTACAACTCCAAGACGCACAAATGTGGACAAGATTGCTAACTGCTCTTCTTTGTCGTCGATACCCTCCTTCAACTTAGTGAACACATTTTTCTTTTTTTCGTCTTTTTCGGGAGGTGTCGTAGAAGACTTTTTCACATCTTCAGTCATCGTATAGTAAGTAGTAATAACTAAGTTTACCCCCATGTAAGCTTAAGATGATGTCTTTCAATCCAATGAAAAAATTATTGCCATTATTGCTGTTATTTAGTGCTCCAATAGCTCGTGCAGACTTGACGCATAGACTTAGTACGTCAACTCAGTTACAAGTCAACGGTGCGGCAACCGTTTCAGAGCGAATCGGAAGTACTTATACTGTTTCTGGAACCAACATAAAGGTAGGTACAGGAAACAGCGATGTTTTTGGCGGTTTAACTGCTGGATCTGCTACTGCTGCAGCAACAATGAAAGCTGGAACCTATGATATAAATACTTCCGGGTCGGCGTTTTCGTTCTCGGAAAGCTGGCTCCAAGGTGACGGAATTGCTGCCATAGGAAGCGGTGTGGACGTTACCAGTGGTGTTGTTGCTGACATGCCTGCCTTTGGTGAGACAACCACTCAATCTGGAGGTGTTGCAGGCACTCTTGCAGGTACAATCCTAAGTTCAGGCATAATGACACTCACTGCTGGGGGCGCCGGTACCACTGCAACTGGTCAGTTTGTCTCTGAAATAGTAGTTGATTAATTATGAAACAGCTTATATGGCTGTTTTTATTAGTACCAACAGCTGCAAACGCAGTGCCTGTTGTACCTAATTTCCAATCCGGGAGTATGACCTCTCATACTGAGACATCAACAAAGGTTACTGAGGTTATAAATTCTATAGATTATCAAACTGGATGGGAATATACAGTCACAGGAACGAATATTAAAGCAGATGGTGCTACGCTATTACCGCCTTCTACCTCAACCACTAATACAAAGGATGGGGTAACATCAACGTGGAGTGGGTTAGATGCAAATAATGTGCCTAACTTCTCTATAAAGAATGCGGATCAATCATGGCAATTCACGACTACACTATCTCAACCAGGGATGGTCAATCAAACCATAATAAATCGCACAACAGAAATGACAAGCGTCACCGATACAGTATCAACTTTCAGCCAATAAGGTGTGTATTAATACTATTAATAGGAGCTAATAACCTTTTATATACCTCAAAAGCCGAGACAGTTGGAGGTGTTTCAGCCACTGCTAATCCAGTAGCTAATTCATCTGGCTCAGTAACCAATCAAGCAATTCAGGTTCTTCAAGGTCCATACATAACCAATACCTATGGTGGAGGCGTATCATGTCAAGGGCCTACACTTAATTTCACCCCCTTCTTGACTGGCCTGCATTCTTTTAAGACACCATACGAAGAATATTATGATGACCCTGTATATGACACTTCTACTGATGCTGATGGCAACTTAGCTAATCCTGGGCAAGTCCTTTACTATATGCCTACAAGAACAGGTCAAAAACAAAATAGCAACGTAAGTTTAGGTTTATCTGCTACTTTATCTGTACCACTTGATAGACGTTTACAAAGAGGTTGCATTAAGGCAGCTACAACACAAACGAATTTACAGGAACAAATACTAGCTAACAAGCGTTTAGACTTTGAAATGGCAAGGCTAAAACACTGTGGTGAACAAACAAAATTAGGTGTAACCTTCCATCCCAAATCACCTTATGCTTCTATTTGTGCAGATATTGTTGTTCAAAATGTAAATGTCATTCAACAACATAAACATACTATTTCTTCAGTGCAGTCCGTAGAGTCCGTATCGCCCGATTCCGATCTCTCTGAGCAAGAATCTTCTCCATCCGAGATTCAGCCTTCGGAGGCTTCCCTCTCAACTTCTGAAGCTTCTTCATTAAAGTCTTTATCGTCGGCTTTATCACCTTCAGAAGAAGGTCCGCTAGGGGTTTGGCAAGTAGGGCGGATGAAGTCGCAACAACCGCAATAGAGGCAGTAGTTGTTACGGCACCAGTGCTAGGTAACGCTGCCACAACTTGGTTAATAATAGGTACATCTTCGTAAAGAGTTACACATCTATTGTTCTGAATTTCATAACCACTAATTTTTTTCTTACCTCCCTCAACTTTTGTCCCTACTACAGGAGCTTCTCGTGGAGGACAAATAATATTTGATGTATTAGTAGGTATATCACCTGTTTGAGGTGCAGGTGCTCCAGTGTCTTCAGTGGGTTTCTCTTCTTTTTTTGAAGTTTCAGTATTAGGTATAACAGGAACTCCTGCTGGTTTAGTTTTTAATATTTGTTCAGGTTCAAAATCAATCGGATTGAAGCTTGGCATAGAGCCATCGCACAACACTACATTTCCTTTTGGATCATCATCTACTAAACTCTCAGATTTTTTATTTGCACGATTAAATTCAACACAACCAGGTAACTCAATAATTGGAGTTCCTAAATTAAGACTTACTGGAGGAGCTTGAGGAGTTGAGTAAGTTAGAGGAAAGTAAAACTCAGGAATACGAGAAACTTGAAGATCTCTAATATTTAAATTACTCCCGATGTTTATATCAGGAATTTGCTCCATTAAAGAGGAGGTATAACTAATCCTGTAGAGCTAGGCAAAGATGGGGTCGGTAAATTTTTTAAAACGGCTCCTGTTGCTGCTTCTCCTACTTGCTTCATAATCTTTTCCTTAGCACTTTCTATGAGTGCATCCTTATTTGCATATACGTAAACACCAGCACCAGCAATGGAAGCAGATATAACGAAAGACGCAATAGAAAGTACATTGATTATCTTTTGCATTTTTGTACCTTTAGATTCTGTCTAATTGTATGAGTCCTTAACTTTACTACTAGGCGTGTGCATAATAAATGTATTTATATCCGTTACCGTTATAAGAAGAATGATCAGTAGTTAATGTAAATCCAGTGGAAGTTGGAGCACCAATATCTATATCAACTTCAGCATTACTGTTATTAAGTCTTACGTAGGGATCATCACCTGCACCCCATCCTCTTACTGTGTCATGAACCCCCCAAGAACTACTATGAGCAGCTGCTTTTATAATTAAAAATCTAGGTTGGAATCCAGTTGTTATGGTTTGTGTTGATGCCGTTCCTGTATAACTACCAACCTTGCTGATACCATTAACGCTGGCGAAGAGCATAGTTATTTGATCAGTGCCATTTTCATTAATTGCAGCATTACCTCCTGTAGTCCAGTGAGTAGATGTTGGTAAAGCATTACCAGAACCACCAAAAACATCACCATTGGCAGTTTGAGCATCAGTA